AATATTAGATACTGTAATGGGTATAAGAACTAAACAAATATCAAATCAAACAGAATTATTTTAAAAATTGAATTTATTTTTCGATATATAGATATAAACATTCTTGATTAATCAAGTTTTTTCAACTTATGAGTACACACGGAGGTAAAAGAGAAGGTTCAGGTAGAAAAGCAAAAGCAGAAGAAATACAGCTTATAGAAAAGCTAAGACCTTTAGAAGATTTAGCATTTACTGCTTTAAAAGAAGGTTTAGAAAAAAAGGACTTCAAATTTGTTCAGCTCTACTATAATTACTTTGCAGGTAAACCAAAAGAAACAAAGGATATAACTATTAACGAAGATGTACCTTTATTCATTGATTGATGTTTACTAAAACAGAAGCAGTATCTAAACTTAGACAATTAGACAAAAGAATAAGAATAGTAAGAGGAGGTTCTTCTGCAGGTAAGACTATAGCTATTTTAATGATACTTATAGACTATGCTATTAAAAACAAGAACAAAGAGATAAGTGTAGTTGCTGAATCTATCCCACACTTGCGTAGAGGAGCTTTAAAGGACTTTCTTAACATACTTAAGGCAACCAATAGGTACGATGAGAGAAAGTTCAACAAATCGACTCTAAAGTACCAATTCAGTTCTGGTTCTTATATAGAGTTCTTCTCCACAGACCAGCCTGATAAATTAAGAGGAGCAAGAAGAACAGACTTGTTTATCAATGAGTGCAATAACATTCCTTCTTTTGAGGTGTATCAACAACTTGCAGTTAGAACATCAGGAACGGTGTGGTTAGACTACAATCCAAGTAACATCTTTTGGGTAGACAAAGAATTAATAGGACAAGAAGATACTGACTTCCTCACACTAACATATAAAGACAATGATAGTCTTCCTGTATCTATAGTTAAAGAAATAGAGAAAGCAAAAGTAAAAGCTAAGACATCTACTTATTGGGCTAATTGGTGGAAAGTATATGGACTTGGTGAGATAGGTAGCTTAGAGGGAGTGTGTATTCCTGATTGGAAGTATATTGATAATATTCCTTATGAAGCAAGATTACTTTGTGGAGGATTAGATTTTGGCTATAGCATTGACCCAAGTTCGATTATCTTATTATACAAATGGAACAACGCTTATATATTTGATGAGATACTATATCAAAAAGGAATGCTTAATAGAGACATAAGTAGATTCTTAAAAGACAATAACATTACTATTCATTTGTGGGCAGATAGTGCAGAACCAAAGAGTATTAGTGAGATACGAGCATATGGACATAAAATAGCAGGAGTTACAAAAGGTAGAGATTCAGTAGTCTATGGAATCAATCTAATAAACCAAAATGAAATCTATGTAACTTCAAGAAGTAAGAATCTAATCAAAGAACTACAAGGCTATGTCTGGGCTAAAGACAAAGAAGGTAATAACATACAGAAACCTACAGGAACTCATCCTGACTGTATTGATGCTTGTAGATATGCACTTATGATGCAACTTGAGAATCCTAACAGAGGTAGATATACTATTCAATAAAAAAAGTAAAAAAAAAGTTATTAAAATTTGTTAATTAAATAAATAGTTGTATATTAGCTGTATGAAACAAAATGATAAACAATTAATAAACACATTACTAAAGCTCCACAAGAAAGGAGAACTATCTGCTAAGACTTGTGCAGATACAATCTATAGAATAATTAAAAACCAACACAGTTATGTTAGAACTTTATAAGAAATTCCTAAAAGAAGACCCAAACAACTGGAAATGGCTAATAGCTATCCACGTTTTTGTATATACAATATGTTTAATCTTAATGATTGATTTATAATATATTTTTGTTTTGTTTGTTTTGTTTGGAAAGGGGTAGCAGAGATGTTACCCTTTTTTTTTGTGTATATGTCAAAAATGCTTTAGAAATTTCGATATATATATATGAAAGTAGAAATAAATGTGCCTAACGATTTAAAAGAAATCCAACTGCACCAATATCAGAAATTCTTAAAAATCCAAGAAAACAATGTAGATGAGAAGTTCTTAGCTTCTAAGATGATAGAGATATTCTGTGGTTTAAAGCTCACAGACGCACTTAAAATGAAAGTATCAGATGTCTATGCTATTACAGGAATACTTGGAGATATGTTTAATCAGAAACCTAAGCTGGTTAAGAAGTTCAAAATAAATGGAGTGGAATATGGTTTCATACCAGACTTAGACCAAATGAGCTTAGGAGAATACATTGACTTGGATAGTTATTTAGGAGATTGGGAGAATATACATAGAGCAATGAATGTTCTATATAGACCTATTAAACATAAATACGGAGAAAAATATAACATAGAAGAATACACTATAGACCATCCTGAGAAGATGCAAAATATGCCAATGGATGCAGTTCTTAGTTCTATACTTTTTTTTTATCATTTAGGAATCGACTTGTCGAAAGCTATGATGAATTATTTGGAGGGCAAACAGGAAACGAATTTAGTGCAATATCTCAATTCGGAAACAAATGGGGATGGTATCAATCAATTTACGGACTCGCTCAAGGAGATATTAGACGATTTGAAGATATCACTAAGTTAAAGATGCACGAGTGTTTTATGATGTTATCATTTATGAAAGATAAAGTTGAAGCAGAAGCTAAACAATTAAAAAGTAAAATAAAATGAGTCAAGGAATAAGAGGTTTTTATCAATTAACAGAAACAATCAAAACGCAATTATTGTCAGATAATAATGTCAATATTGTAACTACAGGAGATATAACAGAAATAGATTTATCTAAGCAAACTATATTTCCTCTTTGTCATATAATGGTTAATAGTGTAAGTACACAAGAACAAGTATTAGCATTTAATATAACTGTAATGGCTATGGATATAGTAAATGTAGACAAAGAAGCGACTACAGATTTATTCAGAGGTAATGATAATCAACACGATGTACTAAACACTCAATTAGCAGTTTTAAATAAACTTGTAATGGTTCTTAGAAAAGGAAACTTATATACGACTAAATATCAATTAGATGGAGACCCTACTTGTGAACCATTCTTTGATAGATTTGAGAATCAGTTAGCAGGATGGGCTTGTACTATGGATATACTTATTGAAAACGATATTACTATATGCAGTTAAAAGAAACTAAGAACATATTGAATAAGTTTGCAAAGTATGTGATACAACAATCTCGTACTAATCTAACTAAAGACAAAAAGAATAGCTCTAAATCTCTTTACAATAGTTTAGATTTTAAATATAAGCCTGTAAGAGATGGAATAGGTATACAGTTTCTAATGGATGAGTATGGTATCTATCAAGACAAAGGGGTTAGAGGAGCTAATGCTTATTATGCAGATAGAGCTACTTCACAGAGTCCTTATAGTTTTAAAATGTCTTCTAAGATACCTCCAGTTAAAACTTTAGCTGATTGGGCTAAAAAAAGAAACATAAGATTAAGAGATGACAAGGGTAGATTCTCAAAAGGTAATTATAATACAATAGGCTTTCTTATAGCGAGAAGTATTAAAGATAAAGGTATAAGAGCAAGTCTATTTTTTACAAAGCCATTTGAAAAGGCTTATAAAGATTTACCAAAAGATTTAGTTAAAGGATTTATAAACGATATAGAAATAACAATAGAATGAGTACAATAATAAATGCAAGAAGTCCGTATTATATAAAAGTAGAACCTAATTCAGGAACGCTTAGTTCAACTTCAATGGAGCTGTTTATATATTCAGGAACTTTTACAACAGACAAACCTGCAACTGCACAGTACACTATAAGCAAAGACATTATAGGAACTAACAACTATGTGATATATGAAATCACAGAATTAATTAGAGATTATCTAAACACAGAGTATGCAAGTTTTGCTACAGATGGAGTATGGGTAGAAGCAGATATCACATTAACTAAAACATCAGGAAGTGAAACTCAAAACTTAGATTATCTTTCTTTTGATGGTTATGGATATTTTGAAGATGGAGTAAATCCAAGAACTTTAATAGACCCAGTAAACACTTTAGTAGATTCAACGACTACAGGCACGACTACAGCTTATAAACTAATAGATAGTACACAAACATTCTTAACAAGTGTAGCAATAGGAGATACAGTATACAATGATACAGATACAACAGAAACAACAATATCAGCTATAGATAGTAATACTCAACTTACATTAAAGAATGATATAATGACAACAGGAGAGGACTACAGAATAGTAGGAACTCCAAACTATACTCCTCAATATCTTCAATCAAATACTAAGATATATTTTAAACAAGGTACTGATATAGTATTTCCTGTATTTGCAGAAGTAGAACCATTGATTGAGTTTAGTGAAGGTGGAGGAGCAGATGTGTTTTGGGAACAAGTAGAAGATTTTTGGAATTTATATGATGAAAATTGGGGTAATGTTTTAAATGATATTCAAGTAAACGATTCAACAGACTCAACACAAAAGATAGTCTATATTAGAGTTACTCCTACAAATACTTTAGCAACAGGAGCTACAATTACTATCACAAGCTCAGTAGGAACATCACAAGTAACAACACTTACACTTGAAGCAGTATGTGAGCCTAAGTATCAAGAATTACAAGTTATATTCTACAATAAGTTTGGAGCATTACAGATTATGCCATTCTATAAAAAATCAATAGACAATATAAATACAAACTCAGATAGTTATAAAAGAAACTTAATGGAGTTTGCAACTGACCCTACTTATAATACTGAGAAACATCAAATAAGACAATTCCACGTTACAGGAAAAGAATCTATAACAATGAATACAGGCTTTATAGAAGAAAGTTTTAACGAGGTTATAAGACAAATGATGCTAAGTGAACAAGTATGGGTAGATAATGGCACAGAAGTTCTCCCAATCACTTTAAACACTAAGAGCTTACAATTTAAGAAATCAGTAAACGACAGACTTATAAATTACACTATAGACTTTGAGTATGCGTTTAATAAAATAAATGATATTAGATAATGCAGAATATACAGTTATATATTGAAGGAAATAGAATGGATATGTTTAAGGATGAATCAGTATCTCTAACTCAAACTATTCAGAATGTAAAAGACATAGCTAAGGTATTTACAAACTTTACTAAGACCTTCTCATTACCTGCATCTAAAGGAAACAACAAAGTATTTAAACATTATTACAATTATGATATAGAAAATGGCTTTGATGCAAGAGTAAAAAAGAGTGCTACTATAGAACTCAACTATCTCCCTTTTGAAAAAGGTAAGATTAAGTTAGAGGGAGT